CCTAACGACGGCTGACGAGCATCGAGCGACGTGGTTGATGATCGCCAAGGGCCTACGGGAGTATGTTGCACTGTTCAAGTAAAGGACGTATCGAATGAATAGACGTGAAATGCTGAGACTGACGTTGGCGGCGGCCGGTACAGCCTATGTGGGCGGCCTCATAATGCCTAACACGGGCATCGCGTCTACGTTAAACTTTAGAGGCAACTCTGACCGACCGCTTTACTGTGGTTGGGCAGCGGACCCTAAAGCTAAAGCGGAGTTCATTCGCAAGAATCCGAAGCCTTTTTTCAGCGATCACAACTCAGACATTAAAGGCAGTGGTAAAGGTAAAGTAGTCCTACTCCACAAGTTCTTTGAGCATGTGACCGGCAAGCCACTTGAACCACACTTCCAAGAGATAGGCGACTGTGTCTCCCACACGTATGGCCTTGGCGTTGATATGCTGACGGCTATCCGCATGACATGGCTGAATAAGCAAGAGCGGTGGCTTACGAAGTGTGCAACGGAAATCATTTACGCCGGTTCACGCTTTGAAGTTGGCGGCGGCGGCATCCGTGGCGATGGCTCGATGGGCGTCTGGGCCGCAGACTTTATTAGAGACTGGGGAGTTGTCCTTAGAAAAGCGTACCTCGACGGGAAGCATGACTTCACTAACTACAGTGGAACTCTTGCTCGCGAGCTAGGTAGGATTGGCGTTCCAGACGAATTGGAACCGATCTGCAAGCTCCATCCAGTCCGCACCTGCTCACTGGTGAACAGTTGGGAAGAGTGTCGGGACTCAGTGGCTAACGGCCACCCTGTCGCAATGTGTAGCGACGTTGGTTTTAAGGACGTGAGAGACGATGAAGGATTCCTGGACCGATCAATAATGCCTTGGTATCACGCCATGCTCATTATTGCCATCGACGATAGATACAAGAGACCTGGAGCCTTGGTGCAGAACTCGTGGGGAAAAAATTGGGTGAACGGCCCAACCCGTCACGGACAGCCCAAGGGGAGCTTCTGGGTGGATGCGGAGATCATTGACAATGCCATGCGACAAGGTGACAGCGTTGCTTTGAGTGGTTATGTCGGTTATCCGAAACTTAAAACACCAGATTACAACATCTTTTGAGTGGACGAATGATGAAAGAACGATTACCTTTTTTAGCGGGAGCGATTTATGTGGCGACTTTTCTGGCTTTGGCGACGTTTTGTTGCCCTGCTCCGGTCGATAATCCTTTCGGTCAAGAGCGGGAAACCTATAAATTGGTCCGAGAAGGCCGAGGAAGCGACCGACTTGGCCAACGATTATTTGGACCAATCGGGATGCCCAAAACTCCCGAGTACGTCGACGGAAAGCCCCTCAAATACCGAGTCTGTAAAACGCGAGCCACGACTGAGAAGGCGGCGACGGAATACACGAAAAACTGTCTAATCATTTGGACAGCCGATTGGTGTTCCCGGTGCCCAAGAATGAAAGAGCTTGGGGAGCAGCTTAAAGCCGAGGGCTACGACGTTTTCTACGTCGACTTTGATACTAACAAAGCGGAAGCAAGAGAGAAGGGCGTCAAAGCTGTTCCTACAGCAATAGTTCACAACGAGGGTGAAGAAGTTCACCGGGTGGTTGGCATTACCGCCAACAACCAGAGAAGCGTGGAGGCCGAAATCCGAAAAGCCTTGCGAAAGAACGACGTCCCAGACGAATACGAGATTTACTAATGACGCCACTTGAAATCCTCTTTACTGGCCTAGCTGTTTCAAGCGTTTCGATGACCATAGCGTTGTCTAACGCGATGAAGTGGCTTAGAGAAGGGGTTAGCAAACTAGGTCGGTGGCCAGAGGAGTTAATTCGCTGCCCGTACTGTCTTAGCCACTGGCTCGCCCTAGGCCTTGTATGGTATCAGATGGGACTTGCGCCGGTGGTAAGCGTTGCCATTGCTATATTCAGTGTGGTAACAATCGCCAGCCTAGCGTCACTTGGCATAGCCAACCTATTTCTAACACTTTATGACGCCGAAACAGAGGAGACTTCTTAATGGCATTTCGATTTAACTTTGGAAGAAAAGTACGCCGACACGCCCGCCGACAAATGTGGCGAGGCGAAATGAGCGCAAGTGATTATAAGCGAATAGCTGAGGACTCGCGGAAGCCTGAAAAGGTAGCCGTGTGGAGGGAAGAAGTTGAGCGAAAAGTGGTCGGCGCACCTTGGCTCGTCAAAGGTGCCAGCCCCGATGACCCCACGATCTGGGAGCGGATTCGTGAGTGGCTCGTGGCCAACTGGCCCATGATCCTCAAGATCATCCTTTCCCTCCTGATGTTCGTCGAAGAGCCAAAGCTCAAGGACGTAGAAGAGAAAGACGCCGACGAGCCGGACAAGCCTGACTACAAACTAACCTAAGCAGGAGACACAGAAAATGTTGCTACCTAATCCGTTGAAACACTGCCCCACTTATAAAGCAGAGATTCTTTATGCCGATAAGGCTGTTGGTTATGTCGAAGGTCAAGGCGAAGTCGGAGAGATTCATGTCCCTGAAAGGGATGCGGAAGCTCTCGGCGTGGCCGTTACTGGCTGTGACGCTGGAAAGAATCCGCTCGCAGTCAAACTTTGGGTAGAGGGTGACTGGATCGAATACTACGGCGACTGGATCGCCTGCCTGAGCAAGGAAGTTGAAGAGGAAGTCGAAGAGGAAGCCGAAGAGGAAGTCGAAGAGGAAGTCGAAGAGGAAGTCGAAGAGGAAGTCGAAGAGGAAGTCGATGAATCCGTCGAGGAAGAGGAAGAAGACGTCGAAGAGGATGAAGAAGGTGAAGACGAGGAGGAAGATGGCGAGGACAAGGAAGATGAAGCCGTCCGCTGGGAAGAAGACAAGCAAGCAGACGAAGAAGCCGACGACTACACCAACGACTACGACCACGACACGTTCATGGAATAAGATGAATGAGTAACGAAATCCTAGCCCAACTGAGAGAGTCTATTGCCGAGGGGCTGCAAAGCCAGACCCTAGACAAATGCTCCCGGTGGGCCACTCACAGACGCATCATGGGCGGGGATTTCTCAGGGCCTTATGGATATAAGTATCATCCGTGGGTAAGAGACCTACATGACTCCAAAGCCACTTATAACACTGCTATGAAGGCTGCCCAAATGGGCATAACCGAAGTAGCCATTAACGTCGCATTTTATACAATCGACGTGGCAAAGAAGGACGTCCTGTATGTTCTCCCTACGGAGAAAAACTCAAGTGACTTTGCTAAGGGCAGATTTAACGTCGCCCTAATGTATAGTCCTTACTTGAAACGCATTTTCACTGATACGAACACCATAGCCTTGAAACAAGCTGGCGGGGTAACGCTCTACATTCGTGGGAGTAGAGGCGACTCGAACCTAAAGTCGGTCGCAGTCTCGGTATTGATACTTGACGAACTCGACGAAATGGACCAGAAGCAAGTCTGGCTCGCTTTGGAAAGGTTGTCTGGTCAGCTTGAGAAGTCAGTCTGGGCTATTTCCACCCCGACAATCCCGAAGTACGGCATCCATAAGCTGTTCTTACAAGGGACTCAAGAGCATTACAGATTCAAGTGCCCCATGTGTGGCCGGATGACAGAGTTGACTTGGCCCGATTGCTTTGAGGTTCGCGGCGAAAGCATCACTGATCCACGGATCGGAGAAAGTCTTCTAAAGTGTAAAGAGTGTAAGAAGAAGCTCGAACACGCCGACAAGCCAATCTACCTCTCTAAAGGAATCTGGGAGCCAACAAGTAATAATGACCCCGACCACCGCTCTTGGTACATAAATCAGTTGTACTCCTTCACCGTGAAGCCTAAAGACATTGCGCTGGCGTACTTCCGAGGCCTTTCCGACGACGCCGCTCAGTGCGAGTTTCACAACTCCAAGCTAGGCTCGCCTTTCATCGCGGACGGCGGCCAAGTAACAGACGTCGAGTTGGAAAACTGCTTCAAGAATTATTCCAAGCGGGATACTTCCATCCGTCCGAAAGCGGGCGGGAACCGACTCATAACGATGGGTATTGACCAAGGCAAGTTGAACCATATAGTTGTTGCCGAGTTCTTTACTGATAGTTACGGGTACGACATCAACGCTATCTCAACAGAGAAGATATTGTGGGAAGGCCACGTCCCCGGGGATGACTTCACCGAGTTGGATAGGTTGATGCGGGAGTGGCAAATATTGGGCTGTGTGATTGACGCTGACCCGCAAATCAACGATGCTCGACGATTCGCCAGACGTTTTCACGGTTACGTCCACCTGTGCCGTTATCGGAAGGGCCAGAGTGGTAAGGAAATGTCCATTACGGAAGAGGATGGTGGTGCGCCAATAGCCACGGTCGACAGAACAAATTGGCTTGACGCGACGTTAGGTCGCTTCTATAGTGGCCGCATACAGTTACCGGCGGATACCAGCTTGGAGTTCCGCACTCATATGAAGAATCTTGTGCGAACGTATGAGAGAGACGAAAACAACAATCCCAAAGCCGCGTACATATCAACGGGCCCTGACCACTTGGCCCATGCATTGAACTACGCGGAGATAGCCCTACCGCTCGCGGCGAGCATAGTAACGGGGCGCGACATTGGCAGATTTCTCTAATGCAGGTGAGTAAATGGCTGAAAATAAGTTTAGCATAGTTGATCTCAGACACCCGTCAATTGCCTTCCAATCTGGCTTCTGGGCAGATTGGCGTGATGCCTATAATGGCGGCGATTACTATGTAGAGCAAAATCTGATAAAGTTTACCGACAGGGAAGATCAGACAGATTTTCTCAATCGTAGAGACATTACTCCGATACCGGCCTACGCCAAAGCTGCTGTAAACGATATTAGAAACTCTGTCTTCCAGAGAATGTGTGACGTTACCCGTCAGGGCGGGAGTGATAAATACAGGCGTGCTGTATCGGGCGAACTTGGCGGTGTCGATATGAAAGGCACGTCCATGAATGCTTTTATCGGCATTGATGTGCTAACAGAATTACTTACAATGGGTAAAGTGGGAGTATTTATTGACGCTCCCAAGTCACAAGGACAAACGCTAGCTGATGTAAAT